TCAGGAGCTATCTTAGTTCCAGCTATTGCAGCAGATGCGTTAACGTCTGCGTTTACAATAGTTCCATCTACTATGTTTGCACTAGCTACGGTTACGTCTGTTGGTAAAGCTCCACCAGCAATTTTAGATGTTGCTATGGAATCTGTACCTAGTTGTCCAGCTATTGAAGCGGAAGATACGTTTGTCATATCTTCTCTTGCTAGTGGTCTGCCACCAGCTTGTGAACCGTCATGTACGACGGCTGTATCTTTTGTGGTATCTATAGTTACTTCGCCTTCGGCACCAGTAAATGATGCGTGCTGCGTTGTAGTACCACGTCTTAATTTTAATAATTTTGCCATTTAAAGTGTACCGAAATCGAGAGTTAAATTATTACCAGCAGAACCATCTATAGTTGTTGCTGTCATTAGTCCTGTTACTGTTGCGCCTGTAGATGTAACCTCTATTTTGGTGTTTCCAGAATCTTGTAATTTAATATTTCCTGTACCAGATGCGTTGATTATAGAATCTGTTGTGTTGTGAAATATTTGTAAATCTGAGTCTGCACCAAACTTAACTTTGATATTATCGTTGTATCTGTTATCTCCAGTAAAAACACTTCCAGATACTTGTGATAAAGCTCCAGTAGCTGTAACACCACCTTGCCATTGACTACCATTCCAAATTCTTAGTTCATTAGCTGAAGAGTTAAAATATAAATCTCCAACAGACAATGCGTTACCACCACCATCAGTTGATGGAGCAGAAGAAGCTATTTGATATTGGTCTGCAAAGTTGTTTACGTCAGAAACATTTGTAGCAACAGTATTGATGTTCGTTGCATTTCCAGCAACAGCATTAATATTTGATGCGTTAGATACCGCAGAATTAATATTTGATGCGTTAGAAACTGCACTATTAATATTGCTTGAGTTATTAGCTACAGCAGTAATGTTTGTGTTGTTTCCAGCCACTGCCGAAATGTCGGAAGCGTTGGATACAGCAGCGTTAATATTTGAAGCGTTGCTAACAGCAGCATTGATATTAGAAGCGTTAGCTTGTACGGCGTTAATGTTTGATTCATTTGCTTGTACTGCATTTATATTGCTTGAGTTATCAGCAGTAGCAATAATTTTAACTACGTTATCCGATACTGTTTTTATTGGGTCATCCTTAACAGTTATGGTGTTACCCATACCACTGTGGTTTGTACAGTAGTATATAAAACTTGTTGGCTGTGACTCAGGTACAACAAGTTGGACTTTTGCACCAGCTTGTCCTTGAGTGCCAGTAACAGTAACACCAGTATTATAAGCACTACCGCCGCTTGAGAAGCGTAGTGGATGGTTTGCGTTCGATGCGTCACTTACGTCAAATGTATAAGTCCAACCTTTATATAAAGTAAGAGCTGGTTTACTTACACCATCTACAAAATATGCACCACTAGAAACAGTAATAGCAAAAGTTATTTCATCTTCTAAAGCATCAGCAACAATATCTAATGAACCATTAGAACTTCCTGTTGATGCAGCATCAGTGATAAGACCTAAGTCCTCTGAGTATGTTATGGCTCCAGAAACAATAGCTACGTCATCTAAGACTGATTGGGCTGGTGTAATGATTGCCCATGCACTACCATTCCAAACTCTTAGGTTTCCGTTACTATTATCAAACCATAAATCTCCACTAACTAATGAGTTACCATCTACTCTTTGTGTAGGAGCACTATTAGATATTTGATATAAGTCAGCAAAGTTATTAATGTCCGCTACGTTGGCACCGGCTGCAACAATATTAGTAATGTTAGTTGCAACTGTTGTTACTTCAGTAGCTTTAGGAACTAACCTGTGGAAAGTATATTGATTAAGAGTTGCTGTAGATTCAACTAATAATCCAAATCCACTTGGCAAATCTAAAGGCACACCAGTAATAGTTACTGTGCTATTTCCAACTGTTCCGTTAGCAATAGTTACAGTAGTTCCACTTCTTGTATACCCCTGTGATAAAGCACCAATACTTAGAATTGCTGCCTGACCTGTAGCTCCTTGTGGGTTTGTATTTGGAAATACTAATTCAGTTGCGATAACAGTAAAACCACCAACCTCGTCAACAAGGTCAATAATTCTTGCGTTAATAGCAGCAGTAGTAGCTACATGTGCATCTGAGTTAGACCATGTAACTCCACTAGCAATAGTTTCTGAAGAATCCTGTCTAAGGAATAAAGCTTCAGCTTCTGTTTCTGTGTAGTATCTGTTGTCTAGTTGTCCAGCGTTTAATTCAGTCTCTGTGTAATATCTGTTGTCTAACTGACCGGCATCTAGCTCAGTTTCTGTGTAGTATCTGCCATCAGCAGCACCACCAGTTATTTCAGATTCTGTAAAATATAAAGTATTTAATTGACCACCATTTAACTCAGCTTCGGTGTAATACCTTGTGTCTAGTTGACCAGCATCTAGTTCAGTTTCTGTATAGTATCTTCCATCAAGAGAACCAGAAGAGGTAACATCAGTTTTAGTAAAATATCTATTATCTAACTGACCAGCATCTAGCTCTCCTTCTGTGTAATATCTACCATCAATAACTCCGCCATTAAGTAGCTCAGTTTCTGTGTAGTATCTTCCGTCAAGTGAACCACCTGTTAGTTCTGTCTCAGTAAAATATCTGTTATCTAGTTGACCAGCATCTAGCTCAGTCTCTGTGTAATATCTATTGTCTAAAGTTCCAGTTTCTATATCTCCATCTTGGATTGTATTTCCAATAATGTTTTCTCTAGAAACTGTAATGTCAGTAGGTAATGCACCTGACCCTAATTTAGTAAGTCCAACTGTATCGTTGGCTAGTTTAGAACCATCTATATTTGCACTATTACTAACATCAGCATCGACGATAGAACCGTCAACTATGTTTGCTGAAACTACTTGAATACCACTAGGTAATGTACCTGTGGCTATTTTTGTTTGTGCTATTGCAGCAGATCCTGAGATATCAGCATCAACTAATGTGCCATCTTTGATATGAGAGGAAGTAACAACTCCGGCTCTAATATCCTGATCTATTATCTGGTTTCTATTTTCTTTAATACCATGTCTTACGAGCGTTTCAATAGCTTGTAAGTCAGCAGCTTTAATAGATGAACCGGGAGTAAAACTTACTGTTGGGCTAGATACATCTGTCTCACTATATATGTGTAGACTTTTACCGTTTTGATTATCACCAAAAGTAATGGTTGTGCTGTTAGCAGCTATTTTATATTGTCCTGTTGATGGGGTTCCTGTAGTACCTATAAAGGTTAAAGGAGTCCCACCATCCACTCTGACTTTGATGTCAGCTTCATTTATGTATTGAGTTGTAAAACCGATAGTAGTACCGGTTCCTGTTAAAAATTCTTCAGTTTTTGTCGCCATTTATCTATGGGATAATTTGACGGGTGGATTATTTATGCATCTCCAGCATTTTATCTATAGTACCTTTATTAGCACTTCTCTTTTTTAGCTTTTGATTTCTTTCTTCGATAAGCAACTTTTGGACGTCGTTATCCTTTTTAAGGCTTGCCCAAGCTCGTTTCTTAGCTCGGTCAAACTCTCTCGCAATTTTTTTGTAGTGGGGGAATGATTTTGGTTCAACATCAGACATACCATTTTTACGATGCCAATTCATTTCTGCAAGCGATATTTGCATATTTTCGGATTGAGCCATCTTATCAAACTTAGCTAATAAGTTTTGTTCTCCTATAGCTTTCTGGAACATAGACCTTACCTTTGGACTGTCAGATAAATCTGTACCGTCTGGAGCTGAATATGTAGAAGTTCTCATGTCATATCCACTATCAAATAAAAATTGTCTACCTTCTGAGTAATCTAAATTAAAGTTGATTGGTGAAAACGCATTAAACATACGAGTAACAAAATCATGGTCTTTAATAGGTTTACCAGTTAATATATCATATTTAATAGGTAGTGGGTCTGTTGCTATATTTTCAGTTATTAAGTTTCTGTTTCTTATAGAACTTTGTAAATCAGAACCTAGCTCTCTTGTATATGGTGTTAGTACTTTACCTATCTCATTTCTAAGACCAGACAAAGGTACTGTGTTATTCATTAGAGAACCAATAATTCTATTAGACTGTCCGGGTTGACCAGAGAATAAATCAACAAATGATTGCATACCAGCTAGATAAGACTTACTTGTAACTGTACTTCCCATAGCCATAGCTAGTTTTAATAATCTATCTTCTGCCCATTCTTCACCCATTAATTGTTGGTGATCTCCTATATCTCCTACTAAAGCAAGTATTTGGTTGTAAGGTTCAAAAGCATCATAGTTAACCCAGACGTCACCAAGTTTTATAGTTCTTGGTTTCCATCCCATGTCTAACCATGCTTGTCTTTGTTTTCTATCTGTTGGTCCATTACCATGTAAACCACCACTAAGATATGCCATAGATGCCATACTTATAGCAGCAGAACCCATTGCTAGTCTACCATTCTGGATAGCTTTAGCGTTCATCAAATCCTGGGGGGTCTTAATTCCATACTGTAGTAAGTCAGCAAGATCATCTCCGGGTTTAGCTTTAGCTATCATGTTAAATTCTTTAACAAAAAAGTTAAAACCGGGAGTATGTTTAGCAGTCAATGCTAATCCATTAACACCAGTTCTAGCAAATAGGAAGAAAGGTCTAGCCCATGGTGCTTCGTCAAATGCTTTAGCTAAACTCTTACTGAAACCAGTTAGGTCTTGAGTAAGTGTAGCTTCTCTTCTACTGAAGTCAGCCATTTCGTCAGCTAAAGTACCATCAGGTTTAAATATTTGTTTTTGGAATAAATCTTCTTGATTCTTAAAAAATGTCTGATCTAAGTTGCTGAAGTTACCATCAGGTAATTTATCAGCAGCAGCTAAAAATGCTTTTTCTCTAGCTCTAGCTCTACCTATCATTAGTGCAAAGGTGTCGTCAGTAGCTGCCATAATCTTAGTAGAATATGTAAGAAGACTACTATCATTCAAACCTCTAACCATGTTAGCTGTACGATATAACGCCTTATCTACTGTATTACCTCTTGACTCTGCCCAATGTCCATACATTTGCCATTGGTCGTCTATTTTATTTCTCTCTACAAATCTAGTCTTCATGGTTGATAGTTCGCCAGCCCAATAACTATTTAATCTTTTTTTAAAATATGAGAATGATTCTGGAACCATTTCACGCATTGAGTTGAGACCAGCTAACGCAGCTCTAGTTATAGTTGAATCCCCTTTCATTAAACCACCCATAGCCATAGCCATAGGTCTGGTAAATGCTGCGGTTGATGTACCCATGATTGCTCGAACTGATGTTTTAGGTCCAGACAGAACACTATGAGTAAACATAGTACCCATCTCTCTCAAGAATGCACCAGTCTTTTTCTTATCACCAGC